TCTTGAGATGTGGCAGAAGCTCAGCGGTGGCACTATTATCGAATTAACAGCAGGAATGCACGAAGTTATGAGTTTTAAAAATGCTTCTCATATATTTCACTCAGTTATTAGACAAGAAGATTCAAGCCGAAGTCTAGCAGAGATAAGGGATGGAATGTTTGCTGTTGGGTGGCTTCCTACTGACGATGATACAAACATGGCTGAGCCGTGGCCGCTAGTGATGTACAAAGTAGCTCTTGATATCAACAAGCAAATGAGCGAATTTTCAAAAAAAAAGAAATTAGCCAATTCAGAACAATAGTTGAACCTGAAGCGGCTAACATAAAATTTAATCATTGGTCGTGGTGGAAGCACTGCGTTAATGAAATAAAGATAGCGCCATCCGAAGCATGGCGGCTAAACTTTAGAGAGATAAACGCTATAACTGGCATATCAGACCAAAATTCTCAAGACTTGTCATTGATGGTCAATTGGGAGCGAAAGCAGAACGGATGCCCTAAGCATCTAATGGAAAAACAAGTTTATTAAAGGTGATGTATGGCAACAGAAAAGCTGATTGTAGAGCTTGACGCAGATACAAAAAAGCTAGATAGCTCGCTAACGTCATCTACTAAAAAAATAGATGAATTAGAGGGTGCAACAAATAAAGCTGATAGCTCATTAAATCGTTTTTCAACTGTTGCATCTTCAGCGGGTAACATTGTTGGTGCTTTTGGCGTTGCGGCTGTAACAGCGGGAGCTGCATTGTCTACTATGGTTGTCATGGCAGGCAAAGGCCAAATGGAGCTTGAGCAGCTAGCAAGACAGGCAAAGCTAAGCACAGCAGAATTCGAGGCTCTTTCTTTTGCTACGCGTCAATATGGCGTAGATGGAGAAGCTATTGCAGACATATCAAAAGACATAGCTGATAAGCTTGGCGAGTTTGCCAAAGTGGGCACAGGGCCATTCCAGGACATAGCGGATGTTATAGGCATTACAAAAAAAGGCGCACAGGATTTAGCTGTAGAATTTGAGAACATGAGCAGCGAGCAAGTTATCGGTGAATTAGTTAGACGAATGGAGGACGCAGGCGCTAGCACTAATGACATGACTTTTGCACTTGAATCTATGGGCAATGACTTATCGAAGCTGTTACCTTTATTCGCTAACAATGGGCAAGCCCTAAGCACGTTAAAAGGCCAATATACATCAGCAACACAATCTATAAGGTTAACGCGAGAAGAGGCCGAGAAGCTCAAGGAATCGGCCACAGCGTTTGATTTGTTGACTGATTCACTTGGCACAGCTTCAGATAAAATACTTTCTAAGATTGCTGGGCCATTGACTGAATTCTTTACAAGCCTAACCACTCTTGTTCCAGGTGTTACTCAACATCTAGTAAACTTTATAAACACTTTTGTAGATGCTAATGACATAACAAGCATTAAAGAAGTTGAAGATCAGATACTTTTATCGATGACAGAAATTGATAAAATGCAAGGCCAAATAGATTCTAAAAGCAACGGGAGATCTGCTGAGGGTTATAGAAAATCTGCACGAGCTAACATTGTTTTAGAAAAAGAAAGGCTTGAAGCTCTTAATGCTCAGCTTGCTGCTTTGAAAGAAAGGCAGGAATTAGAGGCTAGAACAGATAAGCCGACAGACTCAGGGATAGGCACAGGCACGAGCTCAGGAACAAGATTGACAGCCGATGAAGCGGCTAAGGCAGCGGAGGCAAAAAAGAAGATAGAAGATGAAGAAAGGGCTGCCATACAATTTAGATTGCAAACAGAGCGTGAGCAGCTAATTGAAAAATACTCAGACGAGGTTGCTTTATTCGCTGAAAATAACGAGGTTAAGAAGCAGTTAGCACAAGAGTTATCAGACGCTGTTATGGATATTTCAAAGCGTGAAGCTGATGAGCTAGAAAGAAGTGAGAAAAAAAGCCAGAGAACTTCTGCAAATTCAGCAAGGGAAAAAGAAAAAGCAGCCAGAGGGTATATAAACGCTGCAAAGTCATTAAATAGTGATTTATTCAATGATAATAAGGCAATTGGCGCGGGAATAATTGTTGCTGACACAGCTATAGGGGTACAGAAAGCATTGGCTCAGGGTGGCGCTCTTGGTTGGGCGCAAGCTGCGGCAATAGCGGCTAGTGGAGTTACACAGCTAGCCAACTTAGAGAGCGCCTCTAAAGGAGGCGGAGCAATATCATCAACGGTCAATTCAGCAGGGGCTGAAGCTGATACAGGTGATCAAATAGGCATAACTTCACAGGATGCAGATTCTAGCGGCTCTCGTGAAATTGTTGTAAGATTTGAAGGTGATGGGAGTGAATTAACTGAAGCTTTGTTTAATAGCATGAGAGCAGAAGAACAAAGCGGAGTAATAGGATGATAGTAGCAAACTCAAATTATGCAAAGGATGCAAGCGTATCCGTAAGCCCTTCTAGTTCAGGCCAAAGTGTAGATGTAATTAAGTCTGATGATTTCAGCAGCTTCTATATTGGCAATGCTAACGTATCAACAACAACCGTTACCCTAAACTTAACAGGTACGGCTTTCGCTTCTTACGTTGCTATAGGTGGCTCTAATATCACAGAAAAAAGTAGCTTAGAGGTTAAGGTTGATGGCTCAACTGTTTACAGTAAAGACTACACACTAGCCCCTGTTGATGAATCAAGAACTATTGTTATTAATACGGGTGTTGCAGCAGCGGTATCAACTGTTCAGATAATAGTAACAGCCCCATCCAATGACAGCGGCTTAATGATTTCAAATATATCTTGCGGTAATTTTTACCAAGTGCCTAACGGTGGTGAGCAGGCAGGGTATAGCAGAGCATGGTCAGTGCCTAACATTAAGACTCGAAACGCGACAAACTTACAGAATATGCCTGTCTCTTTTACGTATCAATCACGTCCTATGTCTTTAATGCTTTCAATACCTAATAACCTAATGGATGATTATGAAGCTAATAGTTTTTTAGAGGCAGATACAAGCTATTATTACATGCTTCAGTTTGTCACTAAGAATAACTTTTATATCCTTGAAGATGATAATCCAGAACATAGCTATGTTTGCTTTAATGCGATGGCAATGCCAACAAAGGCGCACAGCTCTACTCGAAGCCTTGGCGTTAGCTCGTTCAAGTTCAACGCATTCTCAAAAACCAATGATGTGTTTTTATGATTAGCTCAGAATATAAACAGCTACACTTTGAAGTGTATGAAATAGAGTTACCTTATTGCTCAGTATGTACACCTAGAACGGGCGTTCAAGGCGTTTGGAATACTCCTTTAACTTGTGAAGAGTCTAGCGATTCAACGTATAAGCTTTATTTTACTAAAAACAGCTCGCCATCTATAAGGCAGCCAAGCCAATCAATAAGTGGCAATAGCTACCTAAACAGTTCTATCTTTAAGTGTGTTGGCTCAGGAAGTGAAACAACGCCATTATTAAAGGCTGGCCGTGGCCTTGCTTCACGCTCAACAATGTCAGTATCAATGACAGATTTTAAAGGTGACCCAGGCCCCTTAAACGTATCTGATAGCGGGACTTTTTTTGGCAAGCTATTATCGCGAAATGTCTTAGAAGGTAAGCAGATAAAAACGTATTACTATACTAAAGATGATACTCAACCAGCGCCTTACATTGTAAAAACTTCAACGCATTACATTACATCAGCATCATTATCGGGTGGGATGTTTAAGATAAGCGGCAAAGATGGTTTAAAAGACATAGAAAAAAATAGTGAGAAATACCCACCGCCAACAGACTTGAGGCTTTCTTCACCGCTTAGTTTAACTGAAACATCTATTACTTTGCCTGAAGGAACTGATGATATTGTCATTAATGATGTTGTTAAAATAGGCAAGGAATTAATGCGCGTTGTTAGCACTTCAAGTATTAATAATTCTTTTTCTGTTGATGTAAGAGGTAGCGATATTATAGAGGACGGTCAGCCTGTTTCGACAACTGAGCCACAGGAACACAATACAGGCGATACTATACAAATTTGTAGGGCATGGAATACTTCAATTCCCTTGGTTATTGCGAACGTATTTCAGGCAGCAGATATTTTAGACTTTGCTGACTTATCACAATGGCTTACAGAAACACAGGCATGGAACGCAGGCGCAAATATTAAAGGCGTATTCCATGAGCCTGAAGATTGTATAGACGTTTTAAATAAGATTCTTACCGACTACACGCTTGATATGTACCTTGATCAAAATACAAATAAGGCTGTTTTGTCTAGTGTTTCACAGTGGCTAGTGCCTACTATTGAACCTGTTGAAGAGGGTAACGACTTTACAGCATACAAAGAGCAAGTTTTAAATAATGAGCGCTTTTCCAGGGCATTTATAAAAGTAGTTAAGCCGAATCAAACTGATAACGATGATTTAACAAACTATGAGCGTATAGCCTTATTTACTGATCTTGAAACAGAAACAAGTGATTTTTATGGCGATATAAAAACAGAACAATTTGAGCCAAGCCAAACGCTGCAATTCACTGACGCTCAAGTATTAGTTAAGCGCTATGTTGATAGGTACTCAGTGCCACCTAAAAAAATCATGTTTAATATGGAAGAGCGCAAGATTTCAAATATTGAGCTTGGCGATGTTCTCGACATTAGAGCAAGAGATAAACAGCTATATGATGGCACAACAGAAGAGGCATTCAACAGAGCGCAGGTAATAAAGATTCAGCCTAAATTTAATCAGATAGGCAGGAGTTATGATGTAACAGCCATGAGCTATATTCCTGAGTTTGGTTCTAATCCTGACCCAGTGGTCATTACAGGAAGTACAACAACGATTAATATTTACAATCAGCTAGGAAATCCGAACGTGCCAGTGGATGCTGTTATTGTTTTAGATGGTGGCGACTTTGGCAGCGATACAATATCAAGCCCAACGATAAGAGCAGGCGCATTATTTGCAGGAAGCACGATTAAAATATTCTGCATTAATGGTGCTAGGGTAGGATCAAAAGGCGGTAGAGGTGGGAATGCTAGTGTTAATTCATCTTATATAACAAGCGCACAAAATGGCGGTAATGGTGGTGATATTTACAATTCCGAGGGAATACCTACAGATTTCTATATTAACTACCCTGCTATAGATGGTTTTACTGCAAACTCAGAATTATTTGCGTCAGGTGGTGGTGCTTCAGGTGCTTCAGCTACTGTTTTAGCCGAGAGTATATTTCAAAATGAATTAAGAGCCTCAGTAGCAACTGGGGGTAGTGGAGGGAGCGGAATAATTGGAGGTGATAGAGGTATAGGTTCTGCACCTAATGACTCATCTCAGACAACATCAGCAGAGGCTAAAAACGGAGAAGATGGTTCTTTTTCTTCTGGCGGAGCTTCAGTACAGTCAAATACATTTGCGTTTGTAGGGGCAGGGTCTGTAAACGTAAGCTCGACAGGTGGAGCTGGTGGTGATTCTGCATCTTCAAGCGCACCCTCTACTAATATTCAGTTTTCAATTGTTGAAACACCCACAGAGATAAGTAGAGATGTTTCTATAGGAGTTGGTGGGCAGCCAGGTGATTCATTCATAGGTGGGAATATAACCGTTTACAATTTAGCTGCTGATTCCTCTAAGTTTAGAGATGGGGCAAGTGTAGAGGGCGTTGATTACACGCTTGTAAGCTCTTAATTAGACTTATCTATAACTTCACCATTTTCAGCGGCATAGACTTGTTTTAACAGGTTTATGTCTTTTTGCATCTCTTTAATTTCTTGATGATTCCTATCAAAGAATTCCGATTGCCATTTATTACGCTGTTCATGCTCAATATAATTAATTAAGCTTTGCAATCCCAACAGTGAAACTCTAAGAATAATAAACAATGCAGCGCATAATCCAAAAACAACGCTGATAAGCTGATAAT